ATCACCAATAAGCGCCACATCTGCATTAGTAATCAGTGCAACAGCCAATCTTAAGGCAGACGGAAAGCTCGATGCGACGCCAGCACTTGTGTTTGGTGGTAGTGCCAACCTAGACGCACGGGGGAAATTGGATGCTACAGCAGCACTAATATTTAGTGCCACAGCAAGTTTGAAGGCACTAGGAAGTTTGAATGCTACAACGCTCCTAGTGTTCAGTGCAGCAGCAAACCTTGATGCTTCAGGCAAATTGGATGCCACAATCGCACAACTAATCTTCAGTGCTACAGCAGATTTGAAGGATGCAATTGAAGGTCAAGTCTTCGCGACGCCGGCACTTGCATTTGCAGGAACTGCGGACCTCAATGCCTTAGGTGTGCTCAACGCAAGTCCCGCACTCGCCTTCATGCAGAGTGCCAATCTTACAAGCAGTGGCAAACTAGATGCTGCTCCTGCCCTCGCATTCACGCAAGCGGCAGACTTGAAAGCCCCTGGGAGCTTAGATGCCACAGCACTCTTGGTGTTTACGCAAGCAGTAGCGCTCGTCGACGCTCCCATAGGAGCTCCATTCCATCATATCGACATCACGGCCGCGACCCGTGGGATTTCAATTACCAGTTTTGCTGGTCGAATAAATTAGAGGATGTATTATGTTAACAGTAAATGAGAAGAGCCCTGTAATCATGATTATGGTATTTACAGATGAGTTAGGTGCTCCACTGATTCCTAATACGGTTCATTGGCGTTTAGATGATATTACTAATGATATAGAAATAGTGCCCTGGACCTTATTAGCTAGTCCTGCTAGTACTATGAGTGTCACCATTCCTGGCTCAAATAATACTATAGAGGATGAGTCTAGAACTGAAGAAATTCATATATTTGGTGTACGTGTAGATGATACTCTGCCCGGAGAAGCTCACGCAGAATCTGAGTATATAGTGAAGAATTTGAAGGGACCTACTGGACCTTAGATCAATATAATGTGGATCCTTTAAAGAAGTTGTTTACATATGGGACTCCTTGCAGTATAATGTTTTAATGGAGGACTTTGAATGATAACTCGTGACTTAAAGCAGGGAGAACGTATCTTATTACTTCTTCAAGAACAGCATTCAGGGTATCATCCATTGATAGGTATTGCCGATATAGCTCACAGTACTCAAGATGAGAGATTAAAGTTTGACTGTCATAAAGCACTGTCTAGATACGTAGAACCAGAGCTCAAATCTACTGAAATATCCATGGCACCCGATGATGCAAATAAACTACTTGTCGTATTTGAGGATGCGGTTGTGCCTACACTTGAACATAAAGAATCCGATAGACTGCCGGTTGATGAGATATTAGACGGGCAGTTTGAAGAGGTTGAACACAAAGATGAACTCAACGTAAACGTTGCATAGGAGACGGTAATGGTCGCAACAGTATTTATTGTACGTAAAATTCCTTCTGATAAGGAGACGATTATTAACGGTATTACTACGGTAATAGTTAATGAGGATAGCCTAGATAGTGAGGCTACAGTACTAGCTGCTACTGAGGCGGCGCTAGTCGCAGCCGGTCACCCCATTCCTACTGGTTATTTTAACAGTGCGGATCAATGGAACGTTGCGGGACAGATAGATACCGACGAAGATAAATTGATATTTGGCCCAGAGCGACAAGAAATTATAGCCTAATAATGGGTCTTTTCTCATTATTAAAGACGACTGGACAAATAGTCGAAGACGTAGTTGAAGTCGTAACTGCGCCAGTGGAGATTGCTGTCGATGTAGCTAGATCGATAACTAAACCTGTCGCTGAAGAAGCGCAAGAAATTGTAAGTGATCTAAAAGACGATTAATCTTGGAGATAATTATGGGCACGTTAGCAAATCATAACACAGAACTTCCAGAGACTAGAACTGATAAGCGTCAGACCGATCCAGCTACATCGGGAATTTCTAGTGGTGGTAAGCATCACTCAGATCCTCAAGCATCACGTTCTAAGAGCGGTGGTGCTAGTCTACCAGACGGAACACTAGATACACCAAAAAGCCCGATCTTTTAGGCTATAGTTATGGCTATATCAGACGAGGATAAGACCAACACTAACATCGAAATTAGTAGTTCTGAGGTTGATAGGGCTGAAGAGGCTAGTGGTCTTAGAGTTGATTTTGTGGTATTAGATGAAGAAACTCCCTCAAAACTAATGTTCGTTGATGATGACGGTGAAGATCACTGCATGGAGTTTACGTGTACTAGGCGTATATATGATGCGTCTATGGACGGTCATCACTACCATGTTGAGCCCGTATCTGAGTATAAAGACTTGGATTTTACGGGACATATTGTAATGATTAATCGTATAGAGCGAATATGTCATAGTTTCAGTATTACTGAGGAGGGCAAGCTCACCATATTTGTAGCTTGTACGTCTTGATATGCCTGTGCATAAAGTAAGAGGTGGATTTAAGTTCGGTAATAGAGGCAAAGTTTTTAAGAGACGTTCTGACGCAGTGCGTCAGGGTAGAGCGATCAAGGCTAGTCAGAATCGAAGGAAGTCTGGCCGTAAGAAGTAATGAATAGATGTGATAATCCGATTTATAAATTATGGAAATGTATGCGTCATAGAGTTCGTGGTAAGGATGCTAAGACTAAAAGTATTTATTTGGATCGAGGAATAAAAATTTGTACAGAATGGAACGATTTTAACGTATTCGAAAAGTGGTGTATAAATAACGGATATATACAAGGTTTACAGTTAGATAGGCGCGATAATGAAGGTGACTATTCTCCAGATAATTGTCGTTTTGTTAATAATCAAATCAATAGTCAAAATGGAAGAAAAGCCAGGTTAAGTCCGGTGGACATACTGAAAATTCGTAAAGACTCTAGAATACATAGACTTATTGCAGAAGATCTAAATGTAAGTCCCCAAACAATTTGGGCCATTAAACATGGTCAAAATTGGACTAATGTATAATGGAGTTAAGACTTTGGCCTAAGCAGAAAGAAGCCTTACTGTCTCAGGCTAATGAAGTTTTGTACGGAGGCGCAGCTGGTGGGGGGAAGTCGCATCTTTTAAGGGCGGCTTCCATTATATACAGTATTTGGGTTCCAGGCCTGATTACGTATATTTTTCGACGGACGTTTAAGGAGTTAGTCAGTAATCATATTCATACGCCGGGTGGGTATCCGGAAATGCTTAGGGATTTTATTAGGGCCAATAAGGTCCGGTGGGATAAGTCCAATTACCTGTTCGAATTTGAAAATGGGTCAATAATCCAACTAGCTCATTCTCAGTGGGAAACGGATATAACGACACATCAAGGTGCACAGATTGGATTTTTAGGAATTGATGAGGCGACCCACTTTTCAGAAGCAATGGTACGTTTTATCAGGTCTAGGGTTAGACTTGGCGGTCTGGAGGTTCCAGGCGAGTATAAAGGAATGTTTCCTCGTATTCTGTACTGCAGCAACCCAGGTGGCATTGGACACGATTATTTTAAGACTCAATTCGTTGATCACGGAAACAAGTTATGGCAAGCTCCAGCGAGCGATGGTGGAATGAGTAGAATGTATGTTCCAGCTAAACTGGCTGATAATTTCACATTGACGCGTAGTGACCCAGGTTATGCAGATAGATTGAGGGGTTTGGGTGACTCAGTACTAGTGGATGCGATGTTATCTGGTGACTGGGATATTATGATGAAAGGTATGTTCAGTGACGTTTGGCGTCCTGACATCCAAGTGATTCGTCCATTTCTCGTTCCCAAGCAGTGGAAAATTACTCGAGCACATGACTGGGGCTCGAGTGCCCCTGGCGGAAATCTATATTTCGCTGAGTCAAACGGTGAAGAGTTCACAGATGCAAGTGATGAGAAGAGGGTCGTCCCCCGCGGCTCTCTTTTCGTTATTGGAGAACTATATTTTGCCAATGAAAAACGTGAAGGATTGAAGCTTACGCCAGATAAACAAGCGTATAGAATGAAGGTATTTGAAAAAGAGCAGTTTCCCAATAGAGAAGTTAGACCAGGACCCGCAGACGCGTCTATATGGACAACGGATCAATCTTCGGACAGCATACATGATCAGTTCATGGCTGGAGGAATACTATTTACTAAGTCTGATAAATCGCCAGGATCTAGAGCGACTGGGTGGCAATTTATCAGACAGATGCTGAGAGCATCTATAGACGGTAATAAAGAAGAGAAACATCTATATATTACTACTGAATGTCCTAACTTGATAAGGACTTTACCTCAGATGCAGCGAGATGATAAGAAGGTTGAAGATATAGATACTAAGTTAGAAGATCATCTCATGGACGTTCTTAGATATAAGGTTCTACAGTTGAGTCAGACTGTTCAACTCAGGAAGATAATAGGATTATAAAATGGCTGCCAACCCACGAGACGTATTGGCTACTGGTACTCCTGGATCACAGATCATACAGGAGACAACTCTTAAGCATCCAGATTATGATAAATTTAATAAGAAATGGCGTAGAAGTCGCGACTGTATTGAGGGCAGTGATGAAGTAAAAGCAAGACGCACGGAGTATTTACCTAAGCTTACCGGTCAAGATACGGCCGAATATAATGCATATTTGAAGCGAGCATTATTCGTATCTATGGCTGATCGCACTTTAACAGGTTTAGTAGGTTTAATGACAGAAAGAGAGCCTACGATCGAAGCCCCTGACGAAATGAAGCCATATTTTGAAGATACAGATAATCAGGGCACGTCTTTTAATGAGTTGTATAGATTCATAATCAAAGAAATCTGGCTTATGGGTCGAGTAGGTTTACTCATTGATTTTCCAATAGAAGGAGGTCGAGCGTATACAGTTCCGTATAGTGCTGAAAATATACTTAATTGGAATACAGATCCTGAGTTAAGGACCTTAGAGATGTTGGTTCTTCAAGAAATCAAGTTCTGGCCACATCCTAATACAATTCATTTTATAAGTCGATTTAATGAATTTAGACTTCTAAGGGTCGATCAGACTACCGGCCAGTACGCTGGTGAAATTTGGAGACGATCTACGGTAGATAGAGTATTAGGTTCATTGACTAGAAGAGCCATTATTCAACCTACGGTACGTGGTGAACCGCTAGATATTATTCCATTTACATTTATTACGCCTGAAGGAATTAAGACTGATTTAGTCAAGCCACCCATGTTAGACATTGTAGACGTTAATTTATCGCATTATAGAACTAGTGCTGATTTAGAACATGGTCGACACTTTACTGCACTACCTGTACCTGTAGTTAGTGGTGTTGATGCTACTGAGCCTCTTAGAGTAGGTTCTGAGCAGGCATGGATACTACCTCCACATCAAGCTAAGGCTATGTATCTAGAGTTTACAGGTCAAGGTCTACAAAGTCTTGAAACAGCGTTAAAAGAAAAATCAGATCAAATGGCTATTTTTAGTACACGTCTTATGGATACAAGTACTAAAGGAAGTGAGTCGCCAGATAACGTGCGAATTAGGCATTCTTCTGATGCGGCCAATATGACTCGTATAGCGTTTACTATAGAGAATGCTCTTAATCGTCATTATAATATGATTAAAGAGATGGAGGGTATATCCGGAGAAGCGGTTAAAATTACTCTTAATAAGCATTTCTTAGATCCAAGAATGCCGGCTTCTGAGCTCAGAGAAATTGTTAAGGCGTTTACAGAGGGCGCAATTAATGAAGAGACATTGATATTTAACCTCCAACGAGGTGATATAATGCAGACGAATACGTTGGATAGAACTGTGGATATATCAATCCCAGGTTCGACTGACGAAAATAATAATGATGATGAAACTACTAACGGAAGTGAGGAAGAATAATTATGGCACTTAAATTTGTATTAGAAACTCTAGATGATCTAGATGACGGTATTAAGAGTCTTTACTCTAAACATACTGACGGAAAGTTCTACTTGGATGTAGACGGAGCTGTGGCTAAGGGTAAGGTAGACGAATTTCGTGATAATAATATATCATTAAAACAACAGCTTGAAGAAATGACTGATAAATACGGCAAAATTGATATCGATAAGTATAACGATCTTATGGATAAAGCTGCGTTGGATGACGGTAAAAAGCGTCTTACCATGGAGAGTGTTGATGAGGTCGTTGCAGAGAGAACTGCGGCAATGAAGACTGATCATGAGGCTCAGATTAGAGAGCGTGATGATCGAATTACATCGCAAGGCGGTCAGCTGAATAGTCTTTTAATTGATAGTGCTATTAGAGATGCGGCTGTGACTGCTGGAGTTCGTAAGGGCGCCTTAGAAGACGTAGTGTTACGTGCACAGCGTACGTTCAAAGTCGTAGAAGGCAAGGCTCTAGCACATGATACAGACGGTAAGGTCGTATACGGTAAAGACGGTACTAATCCACTTACAGCAAATGAGTGGGTTGGTGGACTGAAAACTACTGCCGAACATTTATTTGAATCATCTAAGGGCGGTGGTGCTGGTGGCGGTGGTAAACCGCCTCCAACTGGGGTTCAAGATATAACCCAACTATCTCCGTTACAGAAAATTTCGCAGGGAATGGCTGCAAAGGAGTAATCTGCTCAGGGAACCTATAAAGAAACAGTTTACTTTGAGGTTCTTCTGTAGTAGAATTAGTATAGATGTAAGACCGTCCAAGTGCGGGGCACTGGAACAAGTTCCCTATTGGTTGGTCCTTCGGTGAAGGACGTTACTTATAATACGTATTCATTGGAGGATACAATAAATGGCTAGTGTGACCCTTGTAGAATCCGCAAAGCTATCTCAGGATATGCTTATTGCCGGTGTTATCGAATCAATCGTTACGGTTGATCGATTTTTCGAAGTTCTCCCATTTCTAGAAGTTGAAGGTAATGCGCTTGCGTATAACCGTGAAAATGCTCTGGGCGATGTTGAGAATCTCGCTGTTGGTGGTACTATCACCGCGAAAGCGGCCGCCACCTTTACTCTTGTCACTACGTCTCTTACGACTATCTTGGGTGATGCCGAAGTTAATAACTTGATTCAGGCAACTCGATCCAACTTTACGGATCAAAAAGCTGCTCAAGTTATGTCGAAAGCTAAGAATATTGGCTTGACGTATCGAGATCAGTATGTCAACGGTACTGGTGCCGCTGATACTGTACAGGGACTTATCTCCTTGCTAGCTGCAGCCGCAGCATCTCAGACAGTTACGTCTGCAGCCAATGGTGATACGCTCAGCCTAGGCTTATTGGATAATCTAATCGATCTTGTCAAAGATAAGAACGGTGTTGTAGATTATTTTCAGATGAATGGCCGTGAGCTCAGAGCGTACTACGTTCTCTTGAGAGCATCCGGTGGTGCTACCATCTCTGAAACTGTTACTCTACCTAGTGGAGCACAGATTCCAGCGTATCGTGGTGTGCCGATCTTTAAAAATGATAATATTCCCATTGATCAGACACAGGGCACTTCGACAATTGCGTCTCAGGTTTTTGCTGGTACTCTAGATGACGGTAGTAATCAGGTAGGTATTACTGGTCTTACGGCTGTCGGTGAAGCTGGTATTAGAGTTTCTGATATCGGTGAGCATCAGACTAAAGACGAATCTATTACTCGTGTAAAATTCTATTGTGGATTCGCCCTATTCAGTGAATTGGGCGCAGCTACTGGAACCGGAATCATACCTGTATAACAGTTAACGGATTCTGCATGATTTGCACGCCGTGAGTAGGCCGATTTAGCCCGCTTCTTAGTGGAGCGGGCTCTTTTTCATAACTATAACGAAGCGAAAGGAACAGTCATGGCTGATGAAGAACTTAAACCACAAGTAACATTTGTACTAACTGGACCTCGTAAAGGGTTTACAGGTGTGTTAGGCGGTAGATACGGATTTAGAGACGGTAAACTAACTGTTAACTCTGATTACAAGGATAAAGTAGCCTTAATACTTTGCAGTAGATACTGTTGTAATATTGAAGGTGAAAATCCGATTTGGGCTGAAAAAGACGGTGGCTCAATCAAAATCGGTGAAATGGTTAAACCTGAATCCGTAGTTACGGCTGTAGTGAGTGATCCTGTATCGTCAGTAGTAATGCCTGAAGTTAAGGTCGAGAGTAAACCCGTTAAGAGTACAGGTAAAGTCAGTGACGAAGTTTTTGGTGCGAGTGTAGGAACTGATTAGTGACTATAGATGCTACAGTAGGTGGACCTTCTGCTAATTCGTATATAACTGCGGCAGATGCGCTGATATATTTCGAAGGAAGGTTTGGTGCTAGTGGATATGTAAATGCTTCTGATGCTGATAGAGAGAAATTACTTCGTACAGCCGTTACATTTTTAGATTCACGAGTTACTTGGATTGGAGATATTAAGGATCAGACTACACCACAAGCACTAGCGTGGCCTCGTGTATTTGATTTTACTCTGGATACACCTGAAGATATATTGGTTCTAGGGGTTGCGATACCACAAGATCTCAAGAATGCTCAATGTGAATTAGCTTTATTTGTTGTAGATAATGGTGAACCCAGTGACAGCAATTCTCTAGACGCAATTAAAGTCGGTAGCTTATCTATAGACTTTAATGAATTTCAGAGTAGCCAGCTAGTACCTGATAAAATATGGTCTATGATATCGTACTTAGGTGCTAGATTTACTACGAAAGATTTTATTAAGTCAGTTGCATTATCGAGGTAGTTATGTCGCTAGAAAAACGCTTGCAAAATTCAGTAGATAAAGCGTTTAATGCTCTAGATGATTTAGCTGGTGATATGACGATTACGTCTGTATCTAGTAGTGCATATGTTCCTAGTACCGGTGCATTGACCAAAGTTGAGGCAGGTATAATAGTTCAGGGCATATTCGATACGTATGAGAGTGATAGAGTAGATGGAACTGTTATACAGAGAGAAGATCGTTTGATATTAGTTAAACCTGTAGATACATATACACCAAAAATAGGTGATACTATAACAGATCCAGACGGAATTATATACAATATCATGGATTTTAATGAAATTAAGGCCTATGATAAAGCGTTTTTGTGGGAATTACAGGCTCGTAAATGAATATTACTTGGGCAACACCAAAACCTACACGATCGTTCATTCCTAAATTAAGGAGGGCAGCGTCGCAGCGTACTATCAACATAGCTTTAACCGTATGGAAAGGCGCGGTTGATAGAACGCCTGTAGCCTCAGGTGAATTACGAGCTTCTTGGACCTTATCGGCAGGTAGACCAGATTTTACTACTGTCGGAGAGGCTGGTAGCGCTGCTAGCGATACGTCTGGAGCTCTACCGAAACCGTCACCCCCAACACTTAAACCGACGATACTTAGTCAAGCTAAATATTTTATAGCTAATGGCAAGGACTATGCGTCTATCGTTGAATTTGGATCTACTACTATTCGGCCTCATTTGATGCTGACTAGGTCGGTACAAGCAGTTGACGTTTGAAACACAGGAACGATTATTTGAAACACGATTTGATACAAACTGGTCTCATACTGATATTAAGTGGCCGAATATCGTGTTTGTTACGAAAGATAGAACGGAGTATGTGGCATTTACGAATGTTACTGACGATGTTAAAGAGAAAAGTATAGGTGGACCTACTGTACTGTATAGATATTTTGGAAATATTGTAATACAAATTTTCGTGTTGCCGAATAGCGGGGCTACTCGAGCTTTACAACTTGCCGAATTAGTGGCAGATATCTGGCGTAGTGCGCAATTTAGCGGAATTACTATGGGTGCTACTAAGGCGGTTACGGTTGGTGTCCAAGATGGTTGGTATCAAGTGGACGCAATCAGCCCTTATTATAGAAATAGCTTTGAATCTAGGAGTGTGTTATGACACTAGCATCAAGTAATCGAGTAGCCTTACGAGCAATTGCGGAAGTAACTTTTGGTACTACGCCTGCAACCCCAGCATTTAAGGAGTTAAGATATACTGGAGAAAGTCTTAACTTCAATATATCCAATGTTACGTCTGATGAAGTTAGATCTGATAGAATGACAGCGGATCTAGTTCAGGTACAAGGAGATGCTTCAGGTGATGTCAATATAGAAGTAAGCTATGACGCTTATGACGATTTTATCGAGGCAGTTTTAGCCGGTACATGGGGCACAGTTATCGCAGTAGCAGAAACAGATATTACAGCCACTGCTGATCCGACGAATACATTTGTTACAGTAGTTGGAGATTTTGTAGCAGATGGTATAGTTGTAGGTCAATGGATCGAAGTTAGGGGTTATGCTGACAACACTATTAATGGTTATTATAGGGTCTTGACTGTTACGTCTACCATTATTACGACATCTAATCCTATTCCTGCAACTGAGGCCGGTGGTGCCGCCATTACTATGGGCGGTTCGATGCTACGTAACGGTGTTGTTGAAAGATCGTTTTCAGTACAAAAGCAATTAGAGGACATCACACCAAATTCATACTTCTTATTTAATGGTGCTAGAGTCGGTCAGTTACAACTATCATTTGAGACTGGCTCAATTCTTACCGGGATATTTTCGTTGATGGGTCTCGGTGCAACCGTTAATACGACAGGTGAGGCTGGTCAGACTGAAGTACCTGCACCTAGTAACGAAGTTATGAATGCTGTCAGTAACGTACTACAAATTGAATTTGATGATGTAGTTACTACTGCGTTCTTTAATACACTTAATCTCAGTATAAACAATAACCTTCGTCCTCAGGACGCGATCGGTAGCCTACCTCATGTAGGTATAGCGATGGCTAGGTTGGAAGTTACTGGCGATATTGAGCTGTATTTCCAAGATAATTCTGAATATACAAAATATCTAAATGCTACTGCATTTAGTTTATCGTTTAGAGTTGAAGATGCTGCGGGGAACGCGTATATATTTACTCTACCCAGAGCAAAATACGAGACCGGTGAAGTTGTTTCTGGTGGTCTTGATCAAGACGTATTTCAAACGTCGACCATTAGAGCCATTAGGGACGCTACCACTGATTCGATGATTCAAGTCGATAAGTTTGCAGCGTAATCAATAACCTGTTAGATTATCAGACTAGAGAACTGTTTTAATACCATAATAATGCTACTAAGCATGACTACTCGTGGCGAGTGCTATAGTTTGCACTCCGCTATTCTCTGCTAGTATATAACTATACTAGTACTTTTAAACGGAGTAAACTAGAATGTTTAATATAGAGAAAAGAACGCAAGACACTGAAGATGAGGGTACATGGACTGATTTTAAGGGCAGTAGATTTCTTATTGCCAGTAGTGGGAGTATCAAGTTTCAAAAGATGTGGTCTAGGTTACAACAGCCGCATCGTAAGGATATTCTTAAGAATAGGCTCGATCCAGAAACGCAACTTGACATCATGGCTAGAGCGATGTCAAAAACGCTTCTTTTGGATTGGTCTGACGTTGTGGGTAACGATGGTAATTCTATCGAATATAGCCATGATATGGCATTTGCGGCATTGAAGGGAAATAGTGAGTTACGTGATTTTGTTACTGATTATTCTACGGACCTTCAAAACTATATAGAAGAGGTTAAGGACGACCTGGGAAAGTCTGTAAAGACATCGTCGGATGGAACATCCGATACGGTGAAAGAGAAGAGTTCTTAGAGAGTTTAGTATCTAAAGGTATAGATCCACCTGCACTAGATAGTAAGCCTGAAATACCGTTTTATGTATTAGAGTATGTAGAAGCGTTTTATTTTTTGTCTGCTAGACGAACTGCTGGATTCTCGTCTGAAAATCCCATATCAATTTCAGATATAGATGCGTATTTAAATAGAAATCCTACAGATGATCAAGATTTATTTATGCATTTATTGACAGAAATGGATAATGAGTATCTGGCTATAAGATCTAAGAAGCATCCCAAGGTAAAGAATACTGATGGTCGATGAAACTTCCAAACTAAATGTAGAAGTTGATGGCACTAGAGCGGCACGAGATGTCGATAAAATTACTGCTGCATTTAAACGCTTAGAATCAGCTGTTAGTCGTGCAGGCAGTAATTTCAAACGATTAGGTGCGGCCACTGCTAGTACATTTTCTAAGATGAGATCTGCGGGCGCTAAAGCATTTTCAGTCTTAGGTGCTGGATTTAGAGGTATACAAAAATTAGCCGGTACGTTTGCTAGAGCATTTCGTCTAGCATTTAAAGTTATAGCTATAGGTATAGGTGTATTTACCATATTTGCTAGAAGTGTGGCTGATGCTGGTAATAAGATAAATAAGTTTATCAACACATTAGTCATACTTAAAGGTAATACGGCTGGAGCTGTTTCTGAACTAAATGAGTTGTTTAAAATATCTAATAGACTCGGCACATCATTTGAGGCAGCCGCTACACCGTTTACTAAATTCGCTGCGGCCGCAGCAGGTACTATTTCTGATAAATCAATTAGAGATGTATTCGAATCATTCGCTACTGTGGGTGTAGCACTTCAACTTACTAAATCAGAAGTTACAGGTGTATTCTTGGCTCTTCAACAGATCGCGTCTAAGGGCGTAGTATCTATGGAAGAATTGAGATTGCAGCTCGCTGAACGTGTACCTGGTGCAATGAGATTAGCAGCTATCTCTATGGGTATGTCTATGCGAGAATTTGAAATAGCTGTTCGTGATAGAACGATTAATGCTGGTGAGTTTCTTGAAAAATTCGCTGTTAAACTTAAGGAGACATTCGGCCTCGCAGCCGAATTAGCTTCTACTAGATTATTTGCTGATATTCAGCGTTTGGGTAATGAGTTTATTAGATTTAGACAGGAAATTTTTCAGAGCGGATTTGAAGAAGGCTTAAAAGAGCTAGTTAGGGCGGCATCTAGTTTTCTACGTAATAATCCAGAATTGGCTAAAGCATTAGGCGGATTTTCTAAAGAGGTATTTAGTACTGTATCTAATTTCTTAAATTCATTGAGTTCAGATAAAATTATAGGTATATTAAATGGTCTTATAGGCGCATTTGAGACATTGATTAATGTTATAAGTACTCTAGCGTTTCATGTGCGAAGATTATTTGATGATGATTTTGATGAGGCTATAGGTAAAATTGAAGAAGGGACAACTAAGTTAGATGCATTAATTCGTCAACGTAATAGATTAGCTGATATAGTGGCTACTGGACAAATACGTGCAGGTTTTGGACCTACTGATGCGGATGTTCCATTTGAGACAGCTAGTGAGGCTCAAATTGAAAATGCTAAGGGTCAACTAGGTGAACTTGAAAATGATATTATTGATTTAAGAGGCGAATTACAAGGTACTATTGGCGATGTTAGAGCTTTGGGCGTAGAAATAGCGTTTTTGCCAGATACATTATTCGGTAATTTACCGCAAGGTGGTCCTGAAATAGGTCCTCCACAAATAACAATACCTAGAATTGAGCCAGTAGGTGTGTCTGAGGGATTGCCACTAGCTAATCAGCCTGCTATAGAGGGTCTTCCTGCTGCAACAGCAGATGCGTTAGAACAGGCTGAGCGACTAGCCACTATTCAGTTACCTGAATTTTATGAAAAGGTTATAAATAATGAGATTAGAGATGGTTTAACTGATATAGTCAGAGTATCGTTGGACCTTGCCAATGTTACAGAATCTCAAGTTTTATTGATGGAGAAGATTAAAGCCGCTGAGGCTGAATTAGCCGTGTTAAGAAGTGTAACTGATGAAGAAGCGGATGCCGTTAAACTTAATAATGCTAATATGAGAATCATAGAGGACACTGAAAAATTCATATCTGAGGAGGAGCGACGACTCGAATTGCAGAAGGAGTTGATTAAGTTAAAGGATGATGAATTACGTCAACTTGAAAAGCTCAAGACTTTTCAACAGGAACTCGAAGAAACGTTTACTTCGGTACGAGATGTAGTTATTAATTCTATTAAGAAGACTGAAGATGCATTTGCGGAAATGGTGGCTTCAGGTAAAGCTGATTTTAAGGAGCTAGCTGAGTCCATTATAAAGGACCTTGTAAGACTAGCTATACAGGCTTTTCTTACTAGATTTATATTAGGACCTTTACTAGGTGGTATTACGCAGAGTTTCGGTGATCAGTTGGGCGGCACATTTTCTACGCCGTCACCAGCCGTGACAGGTGTTGGACTAGCTCATACTGGTGGTATAATTGGTGAGGATAGATTACAACAGAGATCGTCATTTGATAATTTACGTAGTAATGAACAACCAATTATAGTTCAACGTGGTGAAGGTATATTTACTCAGCAACAGATGGCGTCTCTAGCGTCTGTATCCACCATATCTGGCGCGTTATCTAGAGTATCATCGCCTCAAATAATCAATAGTTCTCCTACAGTTAATATCGATACTCCACCTGTTGACGAAATAAATTCTACTGCTTTTAATAATGTTAATAGAGAATTAGATCCTATTACCGATAAATCTACGGTTCAAGAAGAAGGAAAACGTGAATTAATAAATGAACAACTAAAATTGGTGGATGAAGAACGAAATAATATAGAGAGTTTTAAACGGACATTTACGTCTATACAAGATATATTTACTAACTCTATTAAAAAGACTGGGGGCGTATTATCAGAGTTTGTTACTACAGGAAAGGTTAATTCTAAGAATTTAATAGAATCTATTACTAGTATGGCTGATGAAAGTAGATTACAACAAAAATCATCATTTGATAATTTACGTGATAATGATCAACCAATTAGAGCGCGACGTGATGAAGATATGTTTGCTCAACAACAGACGGAGTTTTTAGCATCTATGTCTATAGTATCTAGTGCATTAGCTAAAGTATCATCACCTCCTCAAATGAATAATAGACCGCCAATAGTCAATGTTAATGCTCCATCTACCAAGGTTGAAATCATAAATAATACTGGTGAAGAAACAGAGGTTAATAGATCTAAGAGTGCCAATGGAAATGAGTTAATACAGTTGATTATTGGTACTATTAATACAGATATAGCTGCCGATGGAAATATTTCTAGGACATTACGTGGCAAGTTTGGACTTAAAACTACTACGGGATTGAGATAATGGCTGCATGGCCTGGTACACTACCTGATTTCTTTCAAGTTGGTGGATATACGGAAACAGGTGCTGAAAATACAATTCGTACTCAGATGGACGTAGGTCCAGATAAGATACGACGTAGAACAGTTACTGATACTAGAACAGTCGTAGGTAGTATGTGGTTAACCCCATCACAATATACAGAGTTAAAGACATTTTACGAAATAACTCATGCATATGGATCATTACCATTCACTATGGATGACGCTCATGGCATCAATCAGACTTGGAGATTTTTAAGTCCACCAGTATATACGACTCTAGGGCCTGAAAACTGGCAAGTTAGATTAAATATAGAAGAGATGCCATAATGCCTAGATTAGTATCATTACCTGCATTGCAGGGTGCATTGGCTGCACAGACGGATGAAGTGTATTTAGTACTACTTCAAATAGATCATGCGGATCTTCCGTCACCGATTAGGCTTGTAAATAATTCTGTTGATGTAACTAGTAGTGGAGATGTGTATACAGCATTTCCGTTTGAGGTGCAATTACCTGATGATAGAGAAGATAAAGAACCATTGGCCTCATTGAAAATTGATAACGTCAGTAGAGATTTGATAGATGAAATTCGATCTATACAATCACCACCTTTAATGACTATAAGTGTTATATTAGAATCGTCACCTAGTATTATAGAGTGGGGTCCATTAGAGCTTGAAACTAGAGGTGTTACGTACGACGCATCTAGTATCGTATTTAGATTAGGTTATAGTACGTTTACACGTGAACCGTTTCCGTTTAGGACTTTTGATTCAGTGAATTTTCCTGGTATGTTTTCATGATAGCTAATTGGGCTAAAAACTATATAGGAATACCGTATAAAGAAGCTTGTTGGGGCCCTGAATATTATGATTGTTGGGGTCTAATTGTCTTAATATATAAGAATGAGTTTGACATAGATATTCATAAGAATATGATTATGTATGTAGATAAACGAGATAAGGTAGATAGGTTACTTGAATATGTGTCTTCATGGACGAATATCGATAAACCCGAAATAGGAGATGGAATTTTATTTTTAATAGCTAGTAAATTGCCACATTGTGGAGTATATATCGGTGATAATAAAATGCTTCATACCATAGATGGTATAAGTTCATGTATACAGAGAATAGATAATCACAGATGGAAATCTCGTTTTGAAGGATATTATAGGTACAGCCAGAGTAATAGCTAAACCGCTATTATTTAAGCAAGAATTGTTGGAGACAACAGTCGGTGCCGGTCTGTCTTTGCGTGAAATTCTTGGTAATGATAGTAATAGCTTTATTATTAGTTTAAACGGTGTTCCTGTTGACTCGTCTGAGTGGGAATTAACGTTTGTTAGTGAAGATGATCTCATAGTAATAACAGGCCTCCCTGCTGGTGGAGACAATTCATTTTTACGACTTCTGGCTGTCGTAGTAGTCTTTGTAATTGCATTTTATGCTGGCCCTGCTTTAGCAGGTGCTTGGGGCGGATCTGAGGCATTTTGGACCTCTGCAGTATTATTTGCAGGAATGATCGCAGTTAGTCTTTTACTACCACCTACACTAGATGTTCAGGGTACAGATGAAACTAAGAGATTAAATTCCTTAACGGGGACCCGTAATAGATTTTTACCGTTCGGAACTATTCCTAGTCTATATGGTAGGCATAGACTATATCCGCCGATAGCATCTATACCTGTAACTGAAATTATAGGTGAAGACCAGTATTTAAATATGATATATTGTATTGGTCTAGGTGATTATGATATAGATGCTACTACGGTTAAGATAGGAGAGACGTTAGCCACTGATTTTGAAGATATAGATGTGCGAATAACGGATCAACCCGATGCTTTAGACATCTTTGAATTACAGCATAATTTAGTACTAAATCAAGATTCTGAACCAGGTGATTCATTTACTCGTACAACACAACCGCTTACTGAGAGTATAAGTCTTGATCTTATATTACCGGCTGGGTTAATATTCACTAATGATGTTGGTGATACAGAGGCAGTACGAATTCATTTTTCTGTAGAGTATAGAGCATCCGGTTCTACTGATCCATGGGTATCTATAACAGTGACTAGTTTTAATACAGAAACTAGAGGTGAAAGAGAGGTACTAGGTACTCCAGCCGTAGGTAACCCGCCACCATTTACTACTTCAGCGGGAACTGTACTCATTTCTACTCTAAATTCAGCATGGGTAATGGTTCATGCTCAAACTCGTGATCCATTTAGAATAGGTGTTAGATGGCCTACAGGTAGTGCGGGTACTTGGGACGTAAGAGTTACTAGACAACGATCAGAATACCCTATTCCTGGAACTACAAGAGATTCATCAGACGCTAACTGGTTTAGTTTTCAATGGGTGTTAGCTTGGAGTGCTACTAGAAGTATTAAACCAACACCTGCTATACTCTTACCCGCAGGTACTGCTACGTTTATGACGTTGAGAGTTAGAGCTACGGACCAATTAAACGGTATTATAGATACGTTTAATGTAATAGCTACTAGAAAACTACGTTCGTGGAATAAAGGTACTCAGTTATTTAATATTGCGGCCGCTACTCGTGATCCTGCTTGGGCGTTTTTAGACGTTCTTACCGGTTTAGGTAATGCTAGGCCTATTGACGCACCTGAGATCGATAAAATTATACTGGATGATCTAGCTGATTGGGCTACTGAAAACACTGTTGAAGGTCGGTTTTATGATGAAGTCGTAGATTACAAGACGTCTGTATTTCGAGCTATAACACGTGCAGCTAGTGTAGGTCGTGCATCAGTATCTAATAGAGATGGTAAATGGACTGTCATATTAGAACAAGCTACACCTACTCCAGTACAATATTTTACGCCTAGAAATAGCTGGGGATTCAA